GCTCCCCGCCGCTTCTGGAACTGGCGTCAAAGAAGTTAGGGAATTCCCTAACTCGCGGTCTGGCCGCTCGCCGCGTGGGCTGAGGTGGTGCGTGATGTGCTCAACGCTGCTCTGGGAACTGGCATCGAACCCGCCGGAGCGGGTGAGAAATTTAGGACAAAAAAAAGCCCGCCGAAGCGGGCTTGGTGTTACGCGTTTGGTGCTATGCGAGCCAGTGCAGACTGAAGATCTTTGATAAACGCCGCGATATCGTTGATCTGCGCGGCTTCTTTCTTCTGCGCTTGAGCGATCATCGTTGCCAATTCTTTGCGCTTAGTGGCCTCCCATGTGGACTTGCTAGCCTCCGCACCATCAGATCCACCGGCGCTAATCCTACGTTCCAAGGCATTGCGAAGATCCTTCATCTTGCTGCCAACCTGCTGCTGCCAATACTTGGCATTAATCTTGCATAGCGCATCACGGTTAGCCTTGGCCTTGCCCTCATCGAGTTCGGGCAAATCCTTCGCGCCAAGTGCGATCATCTTCTGCGCGTTAGTTGAAAACCCCGCGACAATGGCACGGCCTAACGTGTCATAGAACGCGCGATCCTCACCCTTCTTGGGGGCCATCATGCTTTCTGGCCTGATGCCGTCAGCGTAAAGGCCGTCAACGGCCTTGATCATCTTCTTGCTAGCAGTGATGCTAACGTTAGAAAAGTCAGTGATGGCCTTGATTGTCGATGCTGAAATGGTACTCATGTTGAATCTCCTGAAATGTTAGGGAATCCCCTAACCTGTGGCAGAGCGATATTGCTCGACATCACAGACTCCATTATGCACTATCTGACACCCTTTGTCAAGGGTAAACATGTTCTGACAAGATCGGTTAGGGAATTCCCTAACTTATAAGTTATAGAACTTAGCACGGTTGGGTGGGTGACCCCTACCCTACGGGGGGAGCCCCTGTACAGTTTGGAGTCCCGCTGGCCGTCTAGGTCTACTATTCCGCGTCCGCATACCCCAAGCAGCAAAGTTAGTATATAAATACTATAACAATATACCCCCACCCCCTTCTAATAACATCCTAGTTATCCACACCCCATCCCCCTCTAATATAGAAACCCCCCGGCTATTTATTGACATCCTTTGCTTATTTGTTATATTCAGCTCTCGGTCTTTATGGACTTGCGAACATGGAACGTACTATTAAAGTAGAACCTGAACTTGGGGTGCCTATAACCCCCGACGTTAATTATTACGACTTGCGAGATCGGGCTGAGGCCATGTGCAAGTCCGTTGAGCTATTAGAAGAACACGGCTTAGAAGTGAAAATAACCGAGAATGACCGAGAAATAGCCGGTGCGTTGACCCAAGCTTACGCTGCCGATTCAGAAAAAACCTCCAAGGCGGCTACTACGGCGCGTATGGCTGTCATGACCCCTGAGTCTTTGATAAAAATCCGTGAGTATTTAGACGAATATGGGCGTGCGGTTGTAAATAGGGCTATAGAAATCAGGCATACCGTTACCAATCGGCTGCTGGAAGAGTCCAAAAACCCAGATCCAAGGATAAGAATCCGTGCGTTAGAGCTTTTAGGTAAGGTTTCTGATGTTGGGTTGTTTACAGAACGCTCAGAAATCACGGTTACTCACCAATCGACTGATGAAGTGCGGGAAAGACTGCGTGAAAAACTCCAAAGGCTGATTAAGCCTTCAGATGACGGCCCGTATGTGGTTGAAGATGGGGTCGATGTGATCGATGTTGATGAAGAATTTGGGCTAAAACCTAAAGCTGAGCCAAAAACTGACGAATGAATGCAGTTTTAGACTTTTCGGACGCTGAAATCCAGCAAATGCTGGACAATTTGGATGCGTTTACCCCCGAAGAACAGGCAGAAATCGAAAAACTTGCAGATATTCTGGAAGAAAGAAAGCTTGCGAGTGCTTGTTACAACGACTTGATTGAATTTTGTAAGCACATGCAGTCAGACTACAAGGTAGGTAAACACCACCGAAGGCTGGCAAATCTGCTTATGGATATTGCAGTAGGTAAGAAGGATCGGGTGTGCGTGAACATGCCTCCACGCCATGGAAAATCCCAGCTTGTGTCTATTTACTTCCCTGCATGGTTTATGGGGAGGTTCCCAAACAAGAAAATCCTGATGGTTTCGCACACTACTGACTTGGCCGTGGATTTTGGGCGTAAGGTCAGGAATATTATTGATGATGAGCGGTACAAACAGGTATTTCCCACGGTGTCGCTAGCTATTGATTCAAAAAGTGCAGGGCGTTGGAACACTAATATGGGTGGGGAGTATTTCGCTTGCGGTGTTGGTTCAGCCTTGGCAGGTCGTGGTGCTGACTTATTATTAGTAGACGACCCACATAACGAGCAAGACATTATTAATGGGAACTTCGACGTTTTCGAGAAAGCTTACGAGTGGTTTACGTATGGTGCACGTACACGCTTGATGCCCGGAGGGCGTGTAGCGATTGTTCAAACCCGTTGGCATCAGGATGATCTGACAGGACGCGTTACCCGTGACATGGGTAACAATGAAGGTGCAGACCACTACGAGGTTGTTGAGTTCCCGGCAATCTTTAATGCAGGCACCGATCATGAGAAGGCGTTATGGCCTGAGTTCTTTGACATACCTGCGCTGCACCGCACAAAAGCTTCCATGCCGGTGTTCCAGTGGAACGCTCAATATCAGCAAAACCCGACAGCAGAAGAAGCGTCTGTTATTAAGCGGGAGTGGTGGAATATCTGGGAAAAGGAAGATCCGCCTGATTGTGAATACATCATTATGACGCTGGATGCCGCTGCCGAAACCCATAACCGTGCAGACTTTACGGCGCTCACTGTGTGGGGTGTGTTTATGAATGACGACCCCAATACCAAGGCATCAAGCACCCATAACATCATATTACTTAATGCAGTGAAAAAACGGATTGAGTTCCCGGAGTTAAAAGAACTTTCCATGGAACAGTGGAACGAGTGGGAGCCTGATGCGTTTATTGTGGAAAAGAAAGTATCAGGTACTGCGCTTTATCAAGAGTTGCGACGCACGGGTATACCCGTCGGTGAGTACACGCCACACAGGGGTAGCGGCGACAAGCTAGCCCGATTAAACTCAGTGGCTGATATTGTCAGGTCGGGATTATGCTGGGTGCCTCAAACGCGGTGGGCTGAGGAAGTGGTAGAAGAGATTGCAGGATTTCCGTTCATGGCCCACGATGACTTGGTTGATACAACGGTAATGGCCCTGATGCGGTTCCGTCAAGGCGGCTTTATTCGATTACCATCGGACGAGCCTGATGAGATTCAATACTTTAAACGCCGCAAGGGCGGGTACTACTAAGGGGTTAGTGTATGGAATACGATCCTAAAACACGGGAGTATCTTAGAGATCAAGGGTTTCCTAGTTCAGAAAAAGCTACGTCGGTTGCAAACCGCCAACTTCCATCCACTGCGGCAGGGCTTCCGGGGCTGTTGGTGCGGGAGATGCCATACCTAGAAGATACAAATGCTGAAGGGTTTGTGTTTTCCAATTCGCGGGACATACCGGGGAACCGTAAGCTACAACAAAACGTATTTGTACGCCCCAGTGCATCAGATGCAACGATTGCCCATGAGATTGAGCATTTATTAGCCAGACAGAATCTAGGACTTGGCAGTTCGATTAATCAGAAATTTGATGAGTTGATTGGGGATAAAGACGGTAAAGAAGGTAAAGTAAAACGGAGTATGTTTGTATCAGATGCTATGAGAGCACTTCCGTATTTGGAAGAAAAGTATGGGCTAGTAAAGAACGCTTACTTCGATCCTGTTGCTATGCGAGCAATGACAGGAAACAACTTTGGTATTGGTTTTTACGAAGTAGTAGCGTCTTTGGCTGGTCTTGAAGCCGCTAAGAATGTGGATTTGACTAAAGACCCCGTGCTACGGAAAACGTTATTTGCGGATAAAGATGTGCGTGAAACGTACAACGCCTTGACGGGGCTACGACAGACTAGGTTAGACCCTAGAGATATACCCCCACATACTCGGATAAAAGAGAAAGAAGAAAGCACCATGCAGAAAATCAAGTCAAAACTAGGATTTTCGTGGGGTGGGCAGGTCCCGCAAGCCGGAAACGGTAAGTTAATTTAAGGAAAAATCATGAGTTCCAGTGCAATTGCCAAAGGGCTTTACGCCGCTCCCATGGGGATCGAGAGTCTAGGTGCAGACGAGCAGCCGCTAGAAATTGATATTGTTAACCCTGAGATGGTGACACTGGACGATGGGAGTGTAGAAATCACACTCATACCAGACGGGGAAGAAGGTGAAGGTGAGTTCGATGAGAACTTAGCTGAGACCCTAGATGAAGGTACGGTGCAGGAGGTTGCAAACGAGTTATCGGGGCTGATTGATGCAGACCTCACCTCCAGAAAAGAGTGGGCCGATACGTTTGTAAAAGGTTTGGAAGTTCTTGGGTTTAGGTACGAAGAGCGAACCGAGCCTTGGGATGATGCTTGCGGGGTGTACTCCACGGTGCTTGCTGAAGCTGCCATCCGCTTTCAAGCGGAGACTATGAGCGAGACATTCCCTGCCGCTGGCCCAGTAAAGACAAAGATCTTAGGCAAGATTACAAAAGAAAAAGAAGAAGCTGCCCAGCGTGTCAAAGAAGATATGAATTACCAACTGACCGAGCGTATGGTGGAGTATCGGTCAGAGCATGAACGGATGCTTTATAGCTTGGGGCTAGCGGGTTCGGCATTTAAGAAGGTGTATTTCGACCCACGGTTTGGTCGGCAGGTGTCTATTTATATACCTGCGGAAGATGTGATTGTGCCTTATGGTGCGTCGCACATAGAGACTGCCGAGCGGGTTACGCACGTGATGCGTAAGACTAAAGTAGAAGTTGAGCGGTTAATGGCTAGCGGGTTTTACCGAGAGTTGGACCTAGGCGAGCCGCAGACATTCCATACGGATATTGAAAAGAAAAAGGCTGAAGAAGGTGGTTACACCCTGACAAACGATGATCGTTACACCCTGATGGAGGTGCATGTGACGATGGTAATCGAGGGGGTGGACGATGAAGAAAATGACCTTGCGAAGCCGTATGTCGTTACGATAGAGAAAGGCACCGGGGAGGTGCTAGCGATTCGTAGGAATTGGAATCCTGATGACCCGCTGATGCTCAAGCGGGACCATTTTGTCCACTATATCTATATTCCGGGTTTTGGATTTTATGGGCTTGGGTTGATCCATATTATCGGTGGCTACGCCCGTGCCGGTACGTCGCTGATCCGTCAGTTAGTTGATGCAGGGACGCTGGCTAACTTACCCGGAGGCTTAAAGTCCAGAGGGTTGCGGATAAAGGGTGATGACACGCCGATAGCTCCGGGTGAGTGGCGGGATGTTGATGTGCCGGGAAATGCGATCAAGGACAACATCCTGCCGCTGCCGTATAAAGAACCTAGCCAGACACTACTAGCTTTGTTGCAGCGCATCACGGAAGAAGGCAGACGGTTGGGTGCGATCAGTGACATGAACGTCAGTGATATGTCGGCACAAGCTCCAGTGGGTACCACACTTGCATTATTAGAGCGCACGCTCAAGCCGATGGCGGCGGTGCAGGCACGTGTCCACTTTGCGATGAAGCAAGAGTTCAAGCTCTTAAAGACAATCATTGCCGATTATGCGCCGGAGGACTATGACTATGAGCCGGATACTGGGGTGGTGCGGGCCAGACGGTCTGACTATGCGACGGTAGAAGTTATCCCGGTAAGTGATCCGAACGCCACGACAATGGCGCAGCGGGTGGTGCAGTATCAAGCAGCATTCCAGATGGCGCAGGGCGCACCGCAGATATATGACCTCCCATACCTGCACAGACAGATGTTAGAAGTACTGGGGATAAGAAATGCAGACAAGATTGTCCCAACAAGTGAAGATCAGAAGCCGCGTGATCCGGTATCTGAAAACATGGCGGTACTTGTTGGCAAACCTGTCAAAGCGTTTATTTATCAGGACCATGAGGCGCACATTGCAACGCACACAGCGTTTATGCAAGACCCGATGATTGCTCAGTCGATTGGTCAGAACCCGATGGGGCAGCAGATTATGGGTGCGCTACAAGCGCACATTGCCGAGCACTTAGGCTTTAGTTATCGCAAGCAGATTGAAGAACGTCTGGGTGCACCGCTGCCACCACCCGATGAGCAGTTACCTGAAGAAATTGAAGTTCAGTTGGCAAGACTGGTTGCCGATGCAGGTAAACAACTCACAGCCGCCCACCAGCAGCAAGCGGCACAACAACAGGCGCAGCAGCAAGCACAAGATCCGCTGTTCCAGCTTGAGCAAGCCAAAGTACAGACCCAGCAGATGGAGGTCCAGCGCAAGACGCAGAAAGACCAGATGGATGCACAGGTAGACACAGCGCGGCTACAGCTTGAAAAAGAACGCGTGCAGATAGAAGCGATGAAGGAAGCAGCAAGAGTTAAATCTCAAGAAGGGCAAGCGAAGGAAAAGCTCCGACTTGATGCGCTAAAGGTCTTGGCTACGCCCAAGGCACAACCGAAGCCACCCACAGGTAATAAGGAGTAATCGTGGCAAAAACCGTCTATGACGTGCTCATAATTAAGTTAAAGGAAGACACAACTTCCTATTCGCAGTTTCTGGCAGACGGCGCAGCAAAAGATCACGCCGAATACCGGGAGATAGTGGGCCTTTTACGAGGTCTTAAGCTCGCTATGCAAACCATCGAAGACCTCAAACGTGCTCAAACGAAAGAAGATGAAGATGACTGAAACCCAAACCGCCGTGACCGACGAAGAGCTTGAGCTTCAACTGCCCAAGCCTGCCGGATATCGGTTGCTTATTGCTTTACCCAAAATCGGTGACACTTTTGGTGAAACTGGGATTGTCAAAGCTGAGAAGACCGTCTATGAAGAAAAACTGCTGACTGTTGTTGGGTTGGTGTTGGACATGGGCGAGCAGGCTTATAAAGACCCAGACCGTTATCCGTCGGGTCCGTGGTGCAAAGTAGGTGATTATGTGTTGTTTAGAGCCAATACGGGTACTCGTTTTAGGGTAAACGGAGTGGAGTATCGATTAATGAACGATGACTCAATCGAAGCTGTCGTTGCCGATCCGCGAGGCGTTTCGCGTGCGTAGGAGTTAATATGGCTTTGCAAAAAGTAGAGTTTTCATTCCCAGACCCAGATAATGTGGCAGACGGGAAAGATGTTAAAGAGACTGATAATGGTGGGTTGGAGATCGTTTTAGAGAAATCTAACAACGACAAAGAAGCAAAACAACCCGCCGAAACCACCAAAAAAGAGGCAAAAAAGCCTGATATTGAAGTAGAAGTGGTGGACGACCGTGCAGAAAAAGACAGAGATCAGCGCAAAATGCGCGACGCTCCGATGGATATCACTGACGAAGAGTTAGAAGATTACTCTGAACGGGTGCGGAAACGTCTGCAACACTTCTCTAAGGGTTACCACGAGCAGCGACGGACAGCAGAACAAGCGGCGAAAGAGCGTGAAGAAGCACTGCGTTATGCCCAGTTTATTGCTGAAGAGAACAAAAAATTAAAAGAAACCGTCGCTAAGAACCAAGAAATTCTCCTTGAGCAAGCTAAAAAAGATGCCACAAGTGAATTAAATGCAGCTAAAGGTAAATTTAAACGTGCATTTGATGCTGGAGATTCAAAGGCATTAGCAGAAGCCCAAGAAGCTGTTGCAAAAGCAACATTAAAGGTAGAGCGAGTTAATGAATTTAAGTTACCTGCTTTACAAGAACCAGAAAATAATGTACAACCTGAAGTAACCGCTCCAGCACCATCGGTTGATCCGCGAGCCACTGAATGGCAGTCTCAAAATAAGTGGTTTGGCGATGATGATGAAATGACTAGTTTTGCGCTGGGGTTGCACCAAAAACTAGTCAAGCAGGGCGTCGATCCTCGGAGCGACGATTACTACGACACGATCAATCGTCGTATGCGACAAGTGTTTCCAGAAGCTTTTCCTCGTGAAGCAGACGAAGATGACGACCGTCCTAGAAGGACTAACGTTGTTGCCCCAGCTACCCGCAGCGTTGCGCCCAAAAAAATCACGCTGACTCGTACGCAGGTTGCTCTAGCTAAACGGCTAGGAGTGCCGCTGGAAGAATACGCCAAACAGGTTGCTATCGAGTTAAGGAAACAAAATGGCTGAGAACAGACTGAACCGGGAAACTGAAACCCGCGAAAAAACGGCCCGCAAACGTAGCTGGATTAGACCAGAAACGTTACCTTCCCCAATACCGGAAGAGGGTTATGAATTTCACTGGGTTCGCGTAAGTACTCGCGGCGAAGTTGATGCTATGAATGTGTCCTCAAAACTTCGTGAAGGCTGGGAGCCTGTAAAAGCCTCAGATCATCCAGAAATCTTTGTCGCGGGAATCGAGAATGAACGCTTTAAAGATAATATTCTGATCGGTGGTTTGTTGCTTTGCAAAACGCCCAAAGAGTTTGTCGGAGATCGGAACGACTATTACCGCGAACAAGCGCAAAGTCAGATGGTTTCTGTAGACAATAATTTAATGCGTGAAAATGACCCTCGTATGCCGATTTTCAATGATCGTAAAACGAAGGTTACTTTCGGTAGAGGCAATTAACTAGGAGCTTATTATGGCTTACCCGACGGTATCGGCCCCATACGGGCTAAAGCCGATCAATTTGATCGGCGGTCAGGTGTTTGCCGGAGCAACGCGCCAATTTGTCATTGCGAATACGGCTGGTACAGGTTACAATACCGCGATTTTCTATGGTGATTTGGTTAAGATTGTTTCGGATGGCACCATTGAAAAGGATACAGGCACCACGACTGCCACCCCATGCGGTGTGTTTTTAGGTTGCCAGTATATTAGTGCAGTAACAGGCCAACTGACTTTCTCGCAGTACTATCCTGCAAGTTTGTCGGTAAAGAGTGGTTCTACCATTCTGGCGTTTGTTTCTGATGATCCTGATCAGCTTTATCGAGCTGCTTTGTGTTCTGGCACCACTGTCGATACGACAGGTGTAACGATTGCGTTTGCGGGACGTACCTATATTGGTAATAACGCACGCCTTGTTCAGAATACTGGTTCGACAACAACTGGCGATTCTAAAGTCGCTATTTTTGTTACTAGTGGTTCTGAAACAACCGCAACGTTGCCACTTCGTATTATTGATGTGGTACCCGATACTGCAAATTCTTCTGGTAATTTCTGTGAGTTTATCGTTAAGTTCAATGCACCGAACGTAACGGGACAGACAGTTGCCGGTGGTCATCAGTATCTCAACCCGACTGGCGTGTAAGGAGTAAATCATGGCAATTTCACGTGCCCAGCTACTAAAAGAACTCCTTCCCGGCCTTAATGCGCTGTTTGGTTTGGAGTATAAGAAGTACGGCGAAGAACACAAAGAGATCTTTGAAACCGAGACCTCCGAGCGTTCGTTTGAAGAGGAGACCAAGCTCTCCGGCTTCTCGGCTGCACCGGTCAAAAACGAAGGTGCTGCAATTAGTTACGACAACGCGCAGGAAGCATGGACTGCACGCTACGTGCATGAAACCATTGCGATGGGCTTTAGCTTGACGGAAGAAGCCATGGAGGACAACCTCTATGATTCGCTGTCTACTCGCTATACCAAAGCACTGGCTCGCGCCATGGCCTACACCAAGCAGGTTAAAGCTGCTGCAATCCTGAACAACGCCTTTACTGGCGGTCCCACCTACGGTGACGGACAAGTTCTTTGCTCGACAGCACACCCGCTAGTTTCTGGTGGTACCAACAGCAACACACCCGCAACGCCTGCCGATCTTAACGAAACTTCTTTGGAAGCTGCCGTTATTCAGATCGCTGCGTGGACGGATGAACGTAGTCTGTTGATCGCTGCCAAGCCCCGTAAACTCATTATCCCTCCCGCACTCATGTTCGTTGCTGAGCGTTTGCTTACGACTGAACTGCGTGTTGGTACCAACGATAATGACATTAACGCACTTAAGTCGATGGGTTCTATCCCCGAAGGGTACGCAGTCAACCACTACTTGACTGATCCTAACGCATGGTTCCTGATGACTGATGTGCCTAATGGCCTCAAGCACTTTGTTCGTACACCGCTTCAGAACAGCATGGACGCTGACTTTGATACCGGAAACGCACGCTATAAAAGTCGTGAGAGGTACTCGTTTGGGGTGTCTGATCCGTTGGGTATCTTCGGTTCGCCCGGAGCTTAATCCAGCGCAGAAAGGGGGGTTGCAAAACCCCCTTTTTTATTTATACTGTAGGTATCTGGGGATTTAGCTTGTCAGACTGTCCCAGCAGACGATGCACCGATTGGCAAGCTACTTGTGCATAAGGATTTATTATGGCTCTTGCTACTACCTCAGCCGTCTGGCGTTCGACCGGCGGTGACTCTACTCGTACTGCTTATGCTGGCTCCATGAAAATGGTTGCTCAGTTCTACGCATCTTGTACGTCTAATCCCGGTACGTTAGTTACAAAATCTTCTTCTGATTCGTCAAACGTTATTCTCCCAGCAAACGCTGTGGTAACGGATATTCTTATCGTTGACGGTACTGGCGCTAGCTCTGCAAGTTTTGACATGGGCTATGTCCAATACAACGACACCACAGTAGGTGATGCAGACTGCCTCTTGAACAACGCTAAAGCAAACAGCGTTGGCGCATTTAACATCATCTCTGCAACGGCTGGCGACTCCATTGGCGACGTTCTCTACTCTAATGGTTTGGTTTACCTGACTGCTGGTGCTGGCGATACGGTTAGCGGCGGTGTTGTTTCTGGCTACGTTGAGTATTTCGTCCGCGACAACGGCGCTGAAAACGTCTAATAGGAGAGCATCATGACGATGCAAACCGACGTAAAATCGGCGCATGCCACTAGTTCTGGGGTTGTTGTTAGTTATCGTACTCGTTTAAAAGGCGCGATAATTTCTACAAATACTACTGCTGCGAGTAGAAATGTAGTATTTGCTAATAACACTACACAGTCTGGAACCTACGGTAGATCAACCACTACAGTGACTGTAACGATCACTAATCATGGGCTTGCGACTGGTGATCGTGTATGGCTTGATTTCAGTGCAGGTACTGGCGGTACGGCCACAGATAATGTGTATTCCGTGACTGTTAGTGATGCTAATACTTTTACAGTTACAGATTCTGCAACTGGGTCAATTACTGGTTCCCCCGCAGTTGTCATGTACGCAGATATTCTCATGGAAGCCGATGCGTACAATCCCACAGCATACGGTGTGTTAGTTCCCGGAGAAGGTATTTTGGCTTCTAGTGGTATTTATGTTGGGCTTGTAGCTAACGTAACCGCTACGGTGTTCTATGGCTAAGTCTCCGGCGTGGCAGCGCAAAGAAGGAAAAAACCCAAAAGGTGGCCTTAACGCCAAAGGTCGTGCTTCTTACAACGCCGCAAACCCCGGTAAGCCGGGGTTAAAACCTCCGCAGCCTGAAGGCGGGTCTCGTAAAAAATCATTTTGTGCCAGAATGACAGGCATGAAAAAGAAACTTACGAGCGCAAAAACGGCTAATGATCCAAACAGCCGGATTAATAAATCCTTGCGTGCATGGAAG